GTGCTCTCACTTCGCCTTCTGCCTTGTCAGCCGCCGGGGGGAGGGGCGAGACTCGTCCGGACGGCGTCCCTTGGTTAGTTGGTCACTAATAGCATCTCGCAGCTTCTGCTGCAAGGAAAGATCCCAACGGCACTGTTCCTCCAGGGCCGCACGTCCGTGCCAGGACTCACCGCCGAAGTGGTAGTAGGCCCCCTTGACCTGGAAGACTTCCAGGCTGAGGCCCAGGGTGACCAACTCCTTGGCCCCGTCGTAGCTCCCAGGAGGGACACTGGTCTCGTTGTGATCAAAGTAGAAGTCTACGACGGCCACCCGCTCAGGGGGATAGCTCTTGTTCTTCGCGGTCCGCGCCTTGATGGTGATTCCCACCTTGCGCTGGTTCTTGCGGTCCCCCTCAGTGAGCCAGTCGTCCCTACGAAGCTCCACCCTGGATGTCATCCAGTAGTTCTTGGCCCGTCCCCCTGGGGTCGTCCTGGGGTCACCGAACATGATCCCGATGCGCTCACGCCACTGGTTGACAATGAAGCAGGTTATGGCCCGATCATCCTCTACCAGGGAGCGTTTCATCGCGGTGTAGCTCTTCCTGAAGAACTTACCGATAAGCCTGGCGGCTAGCCCTACCTGGGTGTCGTCCATGGTGCCTTCGCCCTCGCTTATCGGTGATAGCGCCGGCATGGAGTCGATCACTAGAACGTCCGCGGTTCTGCTCTCTAGAACCGTGATAGCGGCGTTGCACGCTTCCTCTAAGACGTTGGTCTGCATCACCAGGATCTTGTCGGTGTTGCACCCCAGGAGGGTGGCCCAGGCCGGCACGAACTCCTCCGCGGCCACCCAGAAGGTCATGTGCTCGGGGTTGAGGGCCTGCTGGGCCGCGATGGTCTTGAGGATCAAGGTGGTCTTGCCTGAACTCTCGTCGCCGTATAGCTCGTGGAAGGCATTGGTCTGCCAGCCCCCGCCCAGGGCGGTGTCGAGGGCATAGCTCCCGGTGGTGATCCTGGGCAGGTCCGAGTAGCGGATCTGGCTGCCCCAGACCACGGTCTCAGGCCCCATCTCCTTGTTGATCTCGGCCATGACTGCCTCGATGGTCTTCCTGTCAGAAGACACGACTGGGCCTCCTTCGCTCTAGCTGGTCAGCCTTCTCCTGGGCTGTGATCCGGTCGCGGAACGGGCCACCCACGATGGCCCGGTTGGCGGTGTCGATCACGTAGTAGCTGTTGCCGCGGATCTCCACCTGATAGTGCTGGAGGACCGGGTTGTACCCGTCACTTCTTGGCACTCTTGGCCGTCGTCTTCTTGGCCGGGGCCTTCTTGGCCGGCTCTTCCTTCTTCTCCTCGCGCTTGCCGCCCTTGCCAAAAGGCGCGGCCCGCTTACCGCCAAAGGGTTCCTTCTTCTCAGCCATCAGCGGTTCTCCTTCTTGTTGTAGCCCTTGGTGGCCTTCTGGGGCTTGGCCTCGCCCTTCTTGCTCATCGGCTTGGCCCCCGATTCGCGGGTTTCGGCTGCCTCCCTGCCCATGGCGCTGCGCCGGCCTTTGCCCTGGGCCTGGGCGTTGGCGATAGACGCTGCCTTGCTCTTGGAATAACCCTGGTCTTTCAGAGCTTCGTAGGTATCGGGTTTTTTAACGGACGGTCCTGGGGACTTGCCTCCTGGCATGGATCACCTCACATTGCTCCAACTGAACTCACTGCTGCCGGATAGGGATTGGTCGGTTTCAAAGTGGCTGTCACCGCGGGGGTTGTCGGAGCGGGCGAACTTGACCGGCCCAGACGACTTCATGCCCACGGCGTTCAGCAGGGTGCCTGACTGCTCAAAGAGATCGCCGTTGTACCCGCAGTCGACACAGAGTGGCGCGGCCTCGATGCCCATCGGACCCTTGCGCCTGAAGAAGCTACCGCCGTTGCAGTGAGGGCAGCGCCCGCTGGTGCCCAGGCTGGCCGGGGCCTTCTCGATGTATCCCTGGCGGTTGACCCGCCGCCAGTTATCGTCAGCATCGCCTCCCGGCTGGGTCATCTCCGTCACCTCCTGGCGAGGCCCAGTCGGGGGGTACTCGGGTTGCCAGCGCACTGCCTTCTGGGGGTAGCCGTTGGTGGTGACTGAGGGTGGTGCGGGAGCCGCTGGCCTTCCGACAGCACCGCCCAGTGCCCTCTCCCACCAACCGACATCACTCATGAGTAAGCCTTCCTGCTGACGAATCTGCGCCAAGTGCTGCCTGGGTGCTGCTCTTTCCACGCCTGGCAGGCGACGCACTGGCTGAGGTGGTTGTTGACCAAGTTCTCCAGATGAGTCTGGCCTTCAGGCGGCATGACGGCCAGGATGAAGTGAGGTGGCAAGCCTTCCTTCCCCTGCACTGAATAGATCTTGCTCATTTCGCCTCGCTCCAGTTCTTACCGACCCCGATGGTGACCTCCAGGGGTACATCGAGGACTGGCCGGTCATCCAGGCGGATGTCCTCCATGGCCTCTCTGATAAACGGTATGGCCTCGTCCACCTCCCCCTCGTCGCACTCGATCACGAACTCGTCATGGATCTGAAGCACGAGATCGGCATGGAACTCCTGGAGGGCCTGGTGGACGCGGACGATGGCGATCTTCGCCAGGTCAGCCGCGGTGCCTTGTACTGGATGATTGACCGCCTGGCGCTCGGCATAGCTGCGGTCCTTGGGGTCTCGGGAAGAGATGTCTTTCAAACGTCTTTTTCGCCCATAGAGGGTCTCCACATAGCCGTGCTGGAGGCAGGACCGCTTGGTCACGGCCCCCCACCTCTTGACACCGGGGTAGGCCCGGTGCCAGGCGTCGTAGACGGCGCGAGCCTGTGCCTCACCGATGCCTGACATGTCCATGACCCTGGTAAATCCGCCCTCAAAAGCGAAGTTGAAGTTGCAGTTTTTTGCGATGGCCCGCTGTTCGACGCTGACATCGCCCTGGGGCACCCGGTAGACCAGGCTGGCCGTCTGGGTGTGGAGATCGAGACCGTGGGTGTAGGCGTACATCAGCATCTTGTCCCTGGTCATGTGGGCCAGGACGCGTAGCTCGATCTGGCTGTAGTCGGCCACGATGAGTAGCCGGCCAGGTGGGGCCACGAAAAGTTGTCGTATCAGGGTGGCCTCGACCGACTCCTTGTACCTGGCTGGGATGTTCTGGAGGTTGGGACCGCTGCACGAGAGTCTGCCCGTTCGGGCAACGGCCTGGTTGAAGCTGGCCCTGATCCGGCTGTCGTCATCGATGGTGGGGATGAACCCGGCCACATAGGTGCTGAGCAGCTTGTTCACGTCCTTGTACTCCAGGATCTTGCGCGGCTCCTGGTGCCGGCGAGCCAGGGACTTGAGGGCCTTGGCCGCGGTGGACCGCTGGCCGGTCTCGGTCATCCACAGGCAGGGCAGCTTCTTCTCGTCGTAGAGGAACCTGGCTAGCTGGTGGGTGCTGTTGAGATTGCCCGTGAAGCCGAGATCGCGGATGGTGCTGGTGACCTCAGCCAGTTGGGTCTCCAACTGGGGCCTCAGGGTCCGGAACCCCTCGATGTCGACGTAGGCCCCCGTCTGCTTCATGGCGAGTAGTACCCGAAGCACGTCCATCTCCAGGCGGAAGAGGTTGCCCAGTTTCGGCTTGTCCTCCAGGACGTGGTGGAGCTTCCACCACAGCATCCAGGCCATCTTGGCGTCGATGATCGAGTACCTCATGGCCCGCTTCCACTCGACGTTGTACGCTTCCTCGCCCAACTTCTCGGCGTACTTGTAGCCCAGGTAGTGCTTGGTGAGGGCCTCCAGCCGGTAGGACTGAAGGTTCTCGTTGATCAAGAACACCATGGTCATGATGTCGGCGTAGGGCGGGGGTGGGATCTTGCCCTCGTAGTACTTGGCGATGCTCAACAAGTCGAACCCGACGTTCTGATTGATCTTGCGCCGGCTGGAGAAGAACAACGGGCGCAGGGCCTCAAAAACATCGGCCCGATGTAGCTGCTGGCGTTTGTCGGGGTGCCCCATGGGTATGACGTGAGACACGCCTGGGCCGGCGAGGGATAGACACCAAACCTCGTTGGTTCGGGTGTCGAGGGCCGGCTTGTCCTTGTCAGCCGTCTTGCGGCATAGGTCGGAGCAGTAGGCCCGCCGCCTGGAAGAGATGGGGTTGCCACAGGCCAGGCAGGGCGAGGTCTGTTCCGCGTATCTCGATAGCACTCTCCGACCCGGTTGCAGCATGCGAACCCGCCGGCTACCGCGGGTCTCTACGTCGAAGGCGAACTCGGAAAATGCCGAGTAGATCTCCACCACTTCTCTTAGCTGCTCCATGGTGCGAATGGTGGCGATGGGGCCGCAGCCCCGCTCGACGGGCCGGCGCACACCTGGGCAGCCGGCCTCCACCCAGGACTCAAACTCGTGGAAGTCCTTGAGCTTCTTGATGGGTTGGGGGCGGTTCCGCGCCTCCCATTCGATCCTGATGGTCTCGGATCGATAGACCTGCTCGGTGGTGAAGCCGCGTGCCCCCCACTTGTACCTGGAGCGGTTGACCACGTTGCGGTCCCGCTCCCCCTCGCCAGTATCGTGATCCCCTTCGTGGTCGATGAGCAGGATGCAGCGCCGATGTTGCGCCCCGCCCCCGTAGTTCCAGTCCCCCGCAGTCTGTCCCGGTGTGATCCAGACAAGGTCACACTTCGGGATGTTGAGGGAAGGGGCCGGTGGCGGGTACCGGCCCCCTCCCCTTTCCGACACGACGGCGGGCCTTGCCGGCACCATCGTTCGGACCCTTACTCGTTGAAGGCATCGGCCACTTTTTGTAGCTCTGCCTTGGAAGCAACGTCGAGGGATGTGTCGTCCCAAAGACGGTCGTCAAACTTGGCGACCTCGTCTTCGGTCAATGCTTCAAAATCCCAGTCCTCTTTGAGGTCACGGATTTTTACGGGGCGGATCTGAGTGCGCTTGGAGTTCTTCGGTCCCTTCATGGCTACGGCGAAGTACCGGCCACTCAGGGATTCATCCTCAGAATACTCTTCCAGCATCTCGGTCACCGAGACACCACACTCAAACGTCACCAGGATGGGCGTGTCACCACCGCAGTCCAGGATGTTGAACCGGATGCGGGCCGCAGGCTTGGGATCGACACCGTCGAGCGGGCAATCCTCCTGGAGGCACACATAGCTGAGCCGGCTGCCTCTGGGCATCCACTCGCACCAATGCATCAAAAATGACGCATATGGGCCGTCCTCCAGGAACATGATCAGGCCCTCTTCGTCGGGCACCTTGTACAGCTTCGTCCACTGGGAGGGGGCGTTGGCCTTGGTGCGCTTGTAGCCACCCCAACCCTTGGCGACGGCCAGACCGCGGTCGTCATCGGCTTCGTCACGGGTAGGCCGGCGCTCGGAGGGATGGGGGCGGTTGGATCGGAGGGTGGAGGGCGGCTCCTCACGCCGCAGACGGCGGCGTCCTTCCTCCGGAGGGGCTTCGTCGTACTCTTCTGCTGGTCGCGGTCGAACCAGCCTTCTTGGCTGTGCCATGTTGGCTCCTTGCATGTGGTGGTACAGGGGACAGGGGTGCAGAGGACAGGAAGTCTTCGGCAATGTTGGGTGAGATCTCGCTCCATCGAGCGATCTGGGACAGTTCTTCTCGGGCTAGCCTCTCCACTTCGGTGATGACCAGTAGCTCTAGCTGGTCGATCCAGGAGGCCCTGGTCTCGCCCAGTGCGGCCCAGTCCTCATCGCTCCAGCCCATGTCGTGGTGGTCTGCCTCTGCTCCCACCTCGACGTGGACGGTCTCGTAATCGCGGACCCTCACGAGGTAGCGGATGTTCTTGGAGAGCTTCATAGCCACGACCTCCAGGCCGCTACCACCCGCCTGGTGAAGGCGGTCTCCACCAGGCGCGGTGGCTTGGGATCCAGGAGGCCCTCCTCCTTCGCTATCCGGACGATCCCTTCGATCTGCCGCCGAGTCCAGAGGCGACGACCGGCGTCACCCCTGGACCCAACGACCGGGGCGGTCTGATAGGTGTTGCGTGGTAGCCAGCCCTTCCGTATCCAGGCGCGGAGGGTGTTGCTGTCGCGGCCCAGGGCCTTCGCCAGGGCACCGATGGGGAACATCTCATACTCGACGCCCTTGACCCACTTCTTCAGGGGGTGGGCGTCCCAGGACTCTTCCTCCCTGGCCTGGGCCTTCTCGGCCTTGACCCGCTCCTGGCGCATCTCCAGGGACTCCCGGCGCTTGCGCTTGGAGCCGGGGTAGTACTCATCCTGGAGGGTGCCGAAGGCAGCCATGAGTTCGTGCTCGTAGTCGGGCCGGCAGAGGGCGCTCCCGGTCATGCCCGAACTGGCTTCCGATCTTCGTCCAACAGGAAGAAGCGATATGAAGTGACTGCTGGGAACATGCGGGCGAACTCGTCATCGTTGAGGCGGTTGTCGTAATAGGCAGCGGCGATCCGGCTCTCATCGGGGACGCGGATCTCTTCCGACATCTCCTCCCAGATGCCCTTTGACTCCAGGATTTCCTGGGCCACCTCCACGTCGATGTTCTTGGACACCACGCACAGGTTCTTCAAGAACTGGATGCGCTGGTCCCCCATCGGCTCTTCCAGATCCAGATAAATAGAGCCGTCTGAGGGATCCTTCTCTCCATATATTCCCAGGAGTTCCTTGAACCGGTCGGTGCCTCTCTTCAGCTTGGGTGCCAGCAGGGCATCCTGACGCTTGAGGGCGTACCACTCGCGCACCTCCTGGCGCAGGCCCTTGAGATCCAGCTTCGGCTTGGTCTTGGTCTTGGTTGCCATGCTGCTAAGGGTACAGAGGGGGTGTGACCGTTAACCCTCCACCGGGGATTGCCTCCGGTCGCTGGCGTTGCCAATCACGAACCAGGGGCGCTTCTCTGTCTCAGCACGTTGCAGGAGACGCTCAGTACCGCGGTTCATGGACATCCGGTCCATGAAGCACAGTACGACGTTGGGATCAGACCACTCCCCTACTTCCTGGTGCTTCAGGTGGCGGAACATGCTCACCTCGTGTTCTAACCCCTCCAGGGTGCCATTGTCCTGGATGGTGATGACCTCGCTCCATTCACGGGCCTGGGAGTTCAGGCCCGTGAGAAGGAGTCGGAGGATCAGGGTGTCTGAGGTAAGGCGGCTGCCGCAGAAAAGGTACTGAGGGCCGCGAAAGGTCATGGTTAGTCAGCTAGGCGAGGCAAGGGCAGGGCATGACACGGCGAGGCGAGTCGGCGGGGCACGGGTTGACTGGGCAGGAGATTGGTGGGTCGGTTTGGCGGGGCGAGGCGAGGCGCGGCACGGGCCGGCGCGGCGTGGCGAGTCGGCATGACTCGGCGGGATAAGACTCGGCGGGGCGTGGCGCGGGACGGCAAGTCGGGATGAGATGGGTGGACAGGGATGGGCGAGTCGGCTTGGCGAGGTCTGGCCTGGGTCGGCGT